TAGGCGGTATCAGGCTCGCCTTGTTTTTTAACGTGGAAAGTTACCTTTGCAATCTCACTGATAGGTAATGGTGCGCCATCCATACGCTCAACTGGGTAATTGCACATGATAGTCATACTTGTCTCACCAGGCATACTTGGGTCGATTGTTATCTCGACAGCAGCCACGTTAAAAGATATGAGTAAAAGTAAGAGTAGTTTTTTCATATTAAATTCCTTGAGTGAAATGGTCTGTATAAGGGGTCGCCATAAACAAGGGCGCGTGGGTTAGACTCACTGCCTAGTCTGCCACCACTCGTTAATGTTGTCACTACTGTCTCAGCTAAGCAATGTCCAGATAGTAGTCCGTCTATTAAGTTAGTTGCCAATGGCGCGGCGGCTGTTGTTGGTTCATGTGGCGCTCCAATCGCTACGCACGCACCGTTAAGTAATGCTCGTGCCGCGCGACTTTCTACAAATTGACAGGTGAAGCCTATTGTCCAGTCAGCGGGCAATGTTGCATCAAGTAGTGTTTCAACATGGGTATTTACGGTGCCTTCGGCTACTGTGAGAGCTAGTACTGATATACCGTCTTCAAATAATTCAATTGTATTTAATGCTGTTACTTGTATCTGTGCTGTTGTTGCTAGGCCAGAGTACTGAAAGTTAACACCTCTTACTACGCTGTTAAGTGCGCCACTTAGGTAATATAAATTAGCTTTTGTATTCAGTGCATTTTGTAATACACCATTAGCGTTTACAGTAGGGTCTATATCTCTTATGGTGTTGAAATAATCTATAGAAAGGCGCACATCAGGCAATGCGCCACAACTCTGTCCCCATAATGTTATTGCACCTTGCGCGTATTCTAGTTCGTTTCTTGTAAAAGGTATTTTTGTTTCGCTGTAGTAAGATAGACCTCCTATGGCGGCAAAAAATACGTTAGATATTTTATTAAACCCTGATAGTGGACGAGTTGGCAACAGGCTTGTATTACCATTTGCATACTTAGGTGTGGTTGGAAGGTTTGTTGAGCCGTATATACTACTTTGGTCAGAATTGAGTGCTTCGTAATACACGTTGTCTAAGGTATGTCCATGATCTTGTAATTCAAGATATGCATCGCTTTGCGGCACTATACCTGCACCTGGAGATACTAATACTTTTCCTGGAAACTCCCGTAAATTCTTGGCTTCGACTGCAATAGAATCGTCAATCATGCGTTTAACAATATCTAATTTTGATGTATTGTAAATATCAGTGTCTTCTACGTTTGGCGCATCGAGTATTGTCACTGGATAAGTCAGCATTATTTCCCAACCAGGCTCTCCATTAGTGCTAGCCTTAACTGCATTGTAATAGTCTTTCGGGTGCCGATACGCAGCGGGTATAAAAAAATCTTCTCTAGGGCTTGAGCATACCCAAGTCACTTCTCCATCTATAACAGTGTCGTCTTTGACGTTTATTGTAGGTTCTGTGTTACCTGATACGCCTGATACGGTACATAATAGGGCTAGACTTGATGTTGTTACCGGGTATTGATTTATGACCGTGAATGGGAACAGTGTTTGAGTCATTACATAGCTGTTGCCTGCTATGTAATTGGTGTTAGGTTTCCACATATTATATCGATAGTTTGAAGTCTGCGGTGGCCTCCAATATACACTCCGGTATTTATTGTCCATGTACCTGTAGGGCGCTGTCATTTCTCGACTAAGTGGTATATTTGATATGCCACTTAATGATCCTGCTAGTAAATCTACTACTCCAAGTATATCTGTGTGGAAGGGTTTGTTTACCGCAGTTATCAATCCAGCATTTAATCCCCCTTGTGTAAAGTTATTAGGTATTCTTGTAGGCCACTCTCCACATAGACAAATTGCTCTTATATTTTGGTTACTTCTAATATAGGTTGTTATTGCGCCTAACAATAGTTCTGTATCTGTTTGACTTAGTACATTATCTGTTCTATTCCAAGATATTGCTACGCTTAAAGCGTTTTGCGCTGGAACATTACGTACTGCCGAGTAGTATTCAACGATAGCCTCGGCATGTTCTTGCCCTTTAATATAGATAAGTAGCACATCTTCTGCAACTAATTTGCGTTCATCTTGCATTTTAGCGAAACCATTACCGTGTGAAGCTATAGTCATTTAAAGTAAGCCCGGATAAATAATCCGTTGAGTTGGGTCAGCTTTGCATATATCTGATGTGTGCTGAGCTAGTTGCCAAGCAGCAGCCTCTTTAAATAATGGTAATGAAGGTGCTGATTCTGGATATAGTCCATAAAATATACTGTAATGCTCTCCGAAAAGGAGGTTAATTGTGTCAGTAAATGCTGTTGCTGACCCACCGGCAAAAGCTGCGGCAGCTTCATGACTAGAATCTGTTGCGCTTACCCATCCCCATGTCAATGTCGCAGCTGAATCATCAATATAGATGTAAATAGCAAGAGGTGTATTTATTGGTATAGATTTTGTAACTGCAAAAGTGACGGTTCCTGTGCTATTCTTAAATACCAACCCCGATAACTCATTAATGCGGAATCCAGTACTAAAACCCGTTCCGCCTAGGCCATAAGAATAACCACTTGATATAAATTCAAGCACCCCTATAAACAAAAAATCCTCACCAGCTATAGGGTCAGTTAACGTAAATGGGGGCACAGATAGAGTATTACTTCCAATAACTGCTCCATTGTTTGTATCCCAAGTTAGGTGCGCTGCGGTGCCGCTTGTTACATTCGTCTTAGCATCAGTGATAGCTAAACCAGAACCGTCGTGCATTTTAAAGAAGTGAGCTGTTTGAGCACCATAACCTCCGCCATGATTTCCGGGGAGAGCAATGTCACCCTTAGAATCTCCACCGCCCCATGCACCATATAAAGATCGATTAGTCATTATACTTTCCTCATGTAAATATCAAAGTCTGTGGTTCCAGCAGTACCACCGGGATAGTGAAAATCTAACCTGCGAACATGCGAACCCATACTGAATACTTCTGACCACGCATCTTTGCCTGACGACAAGTTAGCATCAGCCACATATTTAACTTCTTTATACATTACGTCAGTATCTTCTGATGCGGTAGCTGCTTGCAGCCAGTTCCACGCTTGAGAATCATCAGTAGTATCATCAACTGGCATTGCATCAATGACAAATCTAACTACAGCGCCAGCAGCGGGAGTGCCGGTTTTAGGGACAAGTTTGATCTGAAAATTATCCACCTTTTCATCAGCGCCAAAAGTCATATGCCCCATTGTTGCGCGGGTTTCTGCTACCAATGTTTGAAAACGGTCATGTGATTGACCTGCGCTTGAATCATTACCGACCAGCACATTCGCCGCAGGGTCGTTGTTGCTGTTTGCTACATAATCCCCATTTACATCTCTTGACCGGAGATTGTCTACACTTACATTCATCATAATTTTATCCTCTGGCTATTTAGCCTGCTGTCCTAGATAGTAACCTTTCGGCGGTACTCCTGTACGACACATCTCTAGGTATTTTATTGTTTCGTTTCTTTTTCTGAAATAATCGGCGCAGCTAGTGGCGAGAACATTGTTCCAACTATCTCTCTACCTTTAATTGTTGTTGACATTTTAAGTAATTCTTTAGCAAAATCAGGGTTTTCCATTGCTTCTTTAAGGACATTATGCGCCTGCTTCGTTGTAATCGCTCTGTATCCACGCATAGACATTTGCGCTGCAATTAAGTCTGGTCTAACGAAACCATGCGCCGCTGCACGTAATCCTGTCATTAACTTCTCTGCAAGCTTCTCATCAATATGTTCTTTCGGCAATCCTGCTGATTTGCTTATGTCTGGAGATATTCTATCAATAATATCAATTAATTTCTTTAGGCTTGCATAATGATCTTTGCCAAGCCCCTCTTTTAACTGTTTTCCATAGTTAATATCATCAAGCATCTTCCTGACTTGCCCTGTAGAAAGGATGATTTCTTCACCAGAAGCAACCTCGTTTGTTGTTAGCCTGCGCTTCATCCCTTCCCATAAAGCCTCTCTTACGCCGCGTTGAACAATTTTCCGTCTTGCCTTGTTCTCTATTCCATTTATCTCTTTGTTTAATTTAGTTAATTTACCAGTTTGTGAAGCATTAACAATGAAATTAACGGGATCGTCTGAGCCAATAAACTTGCTTACAACTGTTTTCTGATAATCCTTATAATTCAGTACCTTGTTGGCTTCAGCAATATTTGCCTCTTCAACCGCTTTTACTACAGTATCGAATTTATCTGATATTCTTGCTCTTTTAAGGAAGTTGCTGTGCCTGTCAATAAATCGTCTTATTGCTTTTGGATTAAGCTTGCCACCTTGTTTTGTTATTTCTTCTTTTAATAATGCGCCAAAGGCGTTTGTTAGCCACCGCTTTGCTTCAGGCATATCGCCATAAGCATTGTAAAAACCATCAACCGCCTCATTTGTGCGGGCGTATTTTGTATCACTATTCGGTTTAACAAAGTTTCTTACAAATCCCTCAGTGGTTATTCTCTCCATGCCTTTTACGTCGATTCTTGACTGAAGTAGAACCTCGCCTTGGTCAAAAATATTATGCAGTCTTTTTGATGCGGCGGCGGCTCTCCTGAGATTTGCTATCTGATTTGCTTCAATGCCTTTTACAGACTTATACTGCTCAAATACACCGTTCAGTATTTTCCCAAGAATACGCGCCTCATTTGATTTTCCAGCAGCATTTGCTATACGAATACGCTCTTTTAATCGACTTTCAATAACGCGCATAGATTCAAGCGACATTTCAGAAGGTAGTTTTGCATCGCCTCGACCAAGATAAATCTTCTTAACTGGCGCATCAATCACTTTTCCTGATTGTTTATTGCCAAGCACATTAGATTCAAGCGTTGACACAAGGTCTGCATCAAGCTCTTTCATGTAAGCGTCATTAGCAAGAGGTGATTTCTTTGCTTCTCTTACAGCGCTAACAAGTGTCTTTGTTGGTATGTTTGGATTTCCAACATCTTTATAAAGCTTATTTACTTCTAGCTCCATAGCTTCCCTTGATGAGTCAAGAGCCGCTCTACCAGATTCGCCAAGCATTTCTCTATCAAGCGGCGCTGCATTATCAACCTGCTCTAAAACATTGTCTACAGCACGGTTAGCCTGCTTATCAAGTGCAATCTCAACCTCACTCTGCATATCCTCAAGACCTTTTATCGCCGACTCCTTATGTTCTTGAACTGAAGGGAATGCTTTTTTAATCTCTTTTGTATGTTCAGCAAGACGTGCCTCAATACCTGTCATCGTTCCCGCTGTATGAACATCCATCAACTGCAAAGCAGCTTTCAATTCAGGATTGTTTGTCAGTTCAGCAAGGTTCATTTTAATACCGGTCTCTTTCTGAAGTTGCAATCCGCGCTCTAACTTCTTAGTAAAGTTTGGATCATTCTTAAAAACTTCCTGTAGGTACTCTGCGGCCTGAATCTTTCCTATGCGCGATGCTGAGCCTGGAATCTTCTTGCCCATCCAATTAATGATTGACTTGGAAGTATTTAGAATCTGACCAGACGCTAATCCAGTAGCTAATTCAGCAGCTAACTGAGCATTTTCACTACCTCCAATCTGTTTTATTGTTTCGCCAGATGATGCCATTAATGCACTAACTCCCTGCTCCATTTTTATCGCAGCAGTCGGGTTTTTTGCAGCAGCCATCATTGCTTTCTCAAACACATTAAATACTTTCCGTGTTTTATCAGCGTTTAGTGCGACACCTTTGGTTATTAATTGGCGCGTAATGGCTTGCGTTGGCGCAGCATACTCAGCAATCTTTTGTGCATACTCGCCGATTGTTCCTTGATTTTTACCAGCAATCGCCTTTACATCTTTCTTTGTTGTTTCCTTGAATTTATCAGAGAAGTAATCAGTAACCTTAAACGGCTCATCAGAAGGATAATCTCCCGTAGCATATTTATACCCTTCTCTACCAATTATTCTTCCGGTATCATAGACAGTCTCAACACCGGCAGATGCAAGTGATAACAAATCACCTCCTGCCTTATAAAGACCGGCGGCAACACCTCTAACGATGTCTTCTTTTACATCACCATAGCTCTGATACAAGTCAGGCATTTTCTTTGAAGCGTCATATACCGCACCAAAAACTTCCTGACCAACTGTTTTTTCATCTTTAGTCGGCTCTTCCTCGGTTGCATTGAGTTTATCTACCCACGGGTTGTCCTGAACCGGAGTAGATTCTTGAGAGTCAAGTTTTTCAGCCCATGTTGCCATTATCTATATCCAAGCTGATTAGCTTGCTGCTTGACTTGCTCAATTGCTGCTTTCTGCTCAGTTTTACTCATAGCGTCAACATTTGGATAGCGTTTCTGTAACTCAGCCGCCATGTATTCTTTCATCGAAGGTATATCGCCCAAAGCGCCAAAGTCTGTAATAGCTTTCGTCTCGCCGGTATCAGGATTTGTCCACATTGGCATTTCACGACCATCACTTAATTTAACTAAGCCAGAATGATTAAAGCCCTGTGATTGAGCAAGTTTCGCCCGAACAGCGATCCTATCCGCCTTGTCTTTCCATGCAGGAAGCTTAACCTTCCACTGTGAATTTGTATCTTCCATATTAAGCGGTTGTGAGGCGATGTCTTTAATCTCCCATTTACCTGCCTGTGATCCTGTAACATGCAGCCGCCATGCTGTTTGAAGCTGCTTTGTACGTCCCTTCATCTTTTCTCTGTTTCCAGAACTTATCTCCTGACCTTTTGTTATCGGTAGGCCAAGTTTTTCCATGACCCTTGTGGCTGCATCACCGCCTTGAGAAACCCAGTCCATCTTGCCTTTACCAAAGTCATTCCACATGGTATCAAGAGCAGCAATATCATCCTGCATCTGTGCGGCAAGTAATTGATCGTCTTGCAATTTACCTTTTGTTTTCTTTGTAATATCAGAGGTTGTTCCGCCTTGACTTGGGCTATATTTAACCCACTCATTTGTTCCAACCATTTCAGCAAGATATGGGTCGTCTTTCGGTCTTGATATAACCTGACCCGTTTTCACGTTCTGTATCGAACCCATCTCAAATGTCGTTTTAGGCGTTACAGGATTTAATCGACTCTGAATAGAGTTTGCATTAGTCAGCCCACGTCTAATTTCTTCAACACTTTGTGTATCTTCAGGGATGAATTGTTTGTATCCATCAGGGAATGAGTCATAGATAGATTTCTGAACTTCAGCAAATTTAGCCTCATCAGTAACCAATTCTGGATTATCTTCAATAGCCTTTAATACGGCGGTAGAATAAGCGCCCATTGCTTGTGAGCCTTTATCTGCCATTTCTACTTGCTGGGTTTGTGCTTCACGCGCAGCATCTTCAGTAGCGCGCTTATCAGTATTCGACTTGTACATATTATCAAGTTCTGTTTGCTGAGCATCGGCTGTCGCCTTATCTTTCGCTAACTGCATTTTTTCATCAGTAAGTTTATTCTCAATTCCAACTTGCTTAGATTTAAGATAAGTCTGCGCAATATCCCCTAACTTTCCTGCTGTTGGGTCTGAGATCATTTTCAATACTTGAGGACTGACTGCCATAATATTATCCTGCTGCGCCTGCTTTTGCGCCAAAATATGTTGCGCCCAAATTGCCAATGTCTAATAATGTATTAAATGGTGCCATCGCTCTGCCTGCCTCAATATTTCCAATGTCTGAATACATATTAGCTGTAGCACCTGCACCTTCGCGGATTGACGAGCTTACCTGTGCGCCCATCTGACCGCCTGTCGCTGCTTGTCCTGCTGCTGCTGCCTGACCTGATGTAATCATTCGGTAGAGGTTATCCAGGCCAACCTGACGACGATTAAATGCATCATTGTACTTTGTTGCACCATAATCTACGCCAAAGCGGTTTAATGCTTTCTGCGAAGCGCCTGATAATTGCATACCCCTTGATGATGCTGAGGTTTCCCTCGCTTTAGCTCCTTCGTTTAAACCAAATTGGTATCCAGGGTCTTTATACATCTCATCAACAGTCATGCCTTTAGCAACTTCTTGCTGATAAGTTGGAATAGCTGCTGCACCAAAGTCTGAATATGGCTGGGACAAGTCTTTCTGCTCGCCCCATAACCACTTCTGGAAGTCGATATTCTTTTCAGTACCAGCTAAAGTTGCCGCGGCTGATAGTCTTGCGCCCTCTTTAGCTGCATCAGCTGCTTGATTAGAGCCTGTAATATCGCCTATTAAATTTGTAACCGGACTAAATAATCCCATGTCAAATCCTGCTGTTCTTAATGTAGATCACGGTATAAACCTCAGATGGCGGGTCTATTGCGCCTGCCGTTGCATTAATTAATTGTATCGCTAAAGTATCTGCTGCGCTAACTCTTGCCTGTAATACGCCAATACCAGTTGTTAAAGTCGGCTTTACAACTGATAATATTATATCCTGTACCTTCAGCCCTTTAGCCTCTACTGTTTGCTCAACTGTTGTTGCAGCGATAATCGAAACGGGATTAAATGTCACGCTAATCTCACGAATATCCAGTGTAAATTCACGCACCAAATCAAGCCATTTGCGACCTTCTTCACTTGCCTGAATGTCGTTTTCATTAACTTGATGCAAGGGCTTTCTCATGCTCTCATACCCTCTTCTTCAATCTTGATTCGAGCATAAGCATCAAGCAATACCGCATCTACTGGGTCGGTTACTGTAATCTCATAAACCCTTGATGATTCGGTATAGCCAAGTTGTCTCCACCGTACTTTCTTGTTTCGTTCGCCAATCTTACCCATTGATCTAGAATGATAGTTCGACCATGCGCCGTTATTTTCTCTATAGCGAAGATGGATTTTAGGGTCTGGTGAAGACGCATTGCCAACACCCTCTTTAATATCCATTTCAATAACATCCCAGTTAATACCTTTGTCTTCAGCATGAAATACAGCCGAGATACGTTTGCGCTCAATCAAATCACCATTATCTGTGTAATTTGACCAATCTAATTCATAAATCCTTCCAGTGATAGGATCACCTACTAAATGTTTTCCATAGATAAACGTCAGTCCTGAACTTCTGTGATATCCGAGGCTCTTTGACTTCCACGTATGGAATTTACCTAAAGTTGTATCATAAACAATCGTCTTACCGCCAAGTGGAAAGGTAAACGCAACAAATGTCTGCTGGTATTTCTGATAAGTGAATGTGTAGCAATCAGATATATCGCTTATTGCAGAAATCTCAGCGGCAATCTCAGGTGTTGAGATAATCTTAACCTGAAGACCATTTGCCATGATAATTAAGCCATTACCTTCTTCGTTCTGCGATACCCAAAAAGCTAGTCCAGCAGTCTCAACTAACGAATATGGCGCGGCTGTACCCCACTCACTGAATCCTGATCGGATAGGCTCAAACGGGAAATCACCCGCCCCTGTGTTGTGCCATGGCTCTGCTGTCTCACTACCAACCAACCAAAGTACACGATTAGCCTTTAATATGCCTCTCAGCTCATCAGGGCTGCGCTCTGCGGTTGCAAACTCACTCGCATCTATGTCTGAGCCATCATAACCCTTTGACTTGTAGAAACGTCCTGAGTTAAGCGGGTCATTCCATAAAAAGTAACCATCAAAGAACTCGACGTGTGTTGCACCATTCGGAAATCCATCTGAGCCAATTTCATATGATTCTGTGCCTAGCGGGAATAAATCAACAATGACGCCAGACGCATTAACGATAGTAATTATTGTTTCAGAATCCACAAGAGATACTGTGCCTTTTGTTGAATCAGTAGTGTTATAAACGATTGTTCCAGCAACAACTCCATCAGTCTGAAATGTTGCAGCAGTATCCTCTAGTTTATTTAATGTATTGGTATCGGCACTTCCTGTAGAAAACTGCTTAATCTGTGAAAACGTACTATACTGCGTATTCCAGATATATCCATTAGTGCCATCAACAATACATATCTGTTGACCATTATTCGCGCCGTTATGACCTAAACTACATCTTCCAGTAGAAGTATTTAATGTGCCACGAAGTAGGGAATTACCTGCTGCATCAACCTCATAAAACTCATTCCCTGAGACAATGAAGAAAAGCCCGTTATAGTTAATTTGACCACGTACTGCACCTGTACCGTAATCACCAAATAAAGTAAGACCCGGCGTTGGGTAAAGCGCAAGTTTTGACTTGCCACCACTGATTACGCGCGGATACCAGTTCTGAGTTAGTTGTGATGAATTATCATCAACTAAATCTTTTCCTGATTCTCCAAGTAATTGTAGTTTCATTTATCACCAAACATGTATATAAGTCCGAAGGTGTTTATGCCGTAATCAATACAGATCAAATTTGACATTTGCGCCAATCTCATTTAATCCTCGGCCACCGCTTCCACACGATGTCTCTCTCCATCCGCAATTACTTTCTGTGTTTTTTAATAACAAGCTCTTATGCTGCACATAAATTTCAAACGGCGTATCTGTTATTTCCTGAGTCAGCGATACCGTGCCGATAATATCACCACCCCTGAAATACGTGTCACCCATAGTGTCATGTAGTGAAGCACCTGTGCGAAGGACGCAGCCAGATAATAAAACGAGTAATGCTATAAGTGCATATTTGTTCATAGTTAATCCTTACTGAACATGAAGTGAAACGGGATGTCCCCAGGTGAAGTCGAACTAGACAACCACGTTCTGACTGAAAATGAATTATTACCGTGATTGAAAACATAGCATGAGTATTGAGTGCTTACGATAGATGTGTCAACAGGAGAGGCAATGACTGTATTTTGTGTATTAAGACTATGGGTTATTTTATACTGCCCAGCGGATATGTAAGTCACAGACCATCCTGTCGGCAGTTTTGTTGTTGTTCCATCTGCATTTACTCTTCCTGTAAGCACTTTACTATCAATATAAGCCTTAACCGCTTTCTGAGGAGCTATCAACGTATTACTGTTAGCTGCGAGAGTTACATCTGTGTCTACTGCTGTACCTGAAACGCCTGTTTTTAATATCAGGCTTGTGGCTGTTTTGTTTGTAACTTCCTGCGTCTTTTCCAACGTAACTAAATCGCCCTCTCTTGATGTTATCTCAATGCCGTCAAAATACGCCTTAGAGCTTAAATTAGAGCCTCCACTAGAGATACCTGTTAATACTATTTCTCCCTGAGTCGCCGCAGCATCAGCGGTAATAACTTCCTGATAGCCCGTCCAGGATGTAGGCACTGAGCCAGAAGCAGGCATAGTGACTGTAGAGGTGCTTTTTAATACATTATTCTCATCATACCACTTAATCTGAAAAGTATTCGTCGTAGTTGCATTGGTTGCATAAAACGAGAATGAAACAGATACAGCTGAGCCTTCAGTAACGGGTAATTTAGCCGAAGTTGCTGTACCGCCACCACTTCCTACTCCGCCTGTATTGAACTCTAGCGCTTTTGTTCCATCGGTAACGATAGTTGAGGTAATCGCTATTGCACTGCCGGAATATGGCGAGATAGTCCAGTTATCCGGCTGTCCATCATTATCTTCATCAATTTCAAATGAACCGTTTTGAGCAAGGTTAAACCCCTGAACTACGGCGTTACCTGCATTCGGGTCAAGATTCAACGTATCTCTAATCAGTACGCCTGAACTTGTCTTTTCACGAATATCCACTTTAACGTCATACCAGATTTCCTTTGTACCTGCATCATCAAGAGTAATCGGATTAGCTAACTCAGTCGTCTTAACTTGGTCTGAGTAAATTGTGGCATAAGTCGTAAATAACCCGTCAGCAACATAAACCTCGACACTTCCGCCTGAGTTGACTCGACCCGCACCTGTGGTTGATATGAATACTGGATTAACAAGGGATGTTATTGGCATAATTAGTTCCTAATCTCTGGCACAACGTATACAGAGCCACTTTCTTGATCGTAACCCTCGGCTAAATCAACGGCCTCTCTGGCATCTGCTTTCAAGTCTCTACGCTCACTTGCTGATAACCCGCCAAATCGCCATGAAAGGCGGTAGGCAAGGCTAATGACTAATGCCTCAAGGTTCTCAGAGGGAATGTCAATAGAATCTGTCGCAGCGTCTAAATCATCAATTGTTGCCTGATAAACAAGTTCAATCGTCCATTCAGCAACCGCAGCAGCATCCGGTGACAGCCAGATATAAAACGTACCGTTGTTTATTGTTGGGTCATAATGATATGAAATTGGCGCACCATTTGTTGCCTTGTTTGGTAGCGACTCATACTCATTTCGCGTCATTGCATTAACAGTAATCTCGTCGCCAGCCGAACCTTTTCTATTGCACTTAAGAATCTTCATCGGACGCGGTGCTGAGACATCTGCATCGGTTATCTCGTAAGCCTCTGTGCCGACAGTGAATATATCTGATGCAAGTGCCAGTTGAGTCGTGGAAGTTACAGCAGAGATGGTTGTAGACGTGCCTGCGGTAGTATTTTTAACAGTATCACCAATCTGAACGCTATCAGTATTGAAATTAGCTCCTGAGTCTACTAGATTATTAGCAGATAGTGATGTTGCATTGCCCGCACTTTTCTGACCAATCTTATAAATAACCTGATTTTCTATCAAATTTATTGTTGCTGTCTTTCGCTTCCAGATGTTTAGCTTCTGTTGCAAGGCTTTCAGCATGATATTTAACGTGACAAGGGCGGTTGCTGAGTCTTCCGGCTCTAAATCCTCGCCACCATGAGCAACACCAATCATCTCAAAAGCCGAAGTCATTAATTCCGTACCATTGAGCGTATAATTTGTTGAGTTAGATAAAGGCATTATTATTTATTTTATACATATTTTAATTATCGCTAATCATATAAGTTTTTAATGGAAATTTTATACCGGGGTATGAACCGTTGTGCCACTGCCATCTACCCATACAGAGCCAGCCGATCCGCCAGCCGCCCAGACGTTTTGCAGATTCGTAGAATCCCAAACTTGTTGCCCAGCCTGTTTTTGTAGCGTATTTACTGCTGCCGTTATATCTTTAAAATTAGTGGCAGTTTCAGTTCTGATATTCTCAACAAGCCTAACGCCGTTTCCTATATTGCCATTGCGGAACCCCACTACTTCTGTGATCGCCGCACCTTCCAGGCTAATTTCATTTCCTGTAATTCCTGCAACAGTATTACCTTTTACGGAATCATACCCCGCCTGTAACCGAATACCTATACCAGCAAAGGGCGTAGAAACCTCTATAATATTATCGTCAATAACTAATCCACTAGCAGTTGTATCTTGATGGATAGCACCGCTTGGAGCTTCATTTTGATCTAAAAGTTTATTCCTTAAAATCTTTGCGTTTGCCCCACTGATGTGAATAGATCTGCGATACCCTTTGTCAAAAGTTATGTCTGAGACTTCGCAGTTTTCTCCTACTACTTGCACGGCAGAATCTGCGCTGGCTGATTTAACAACTCCCCCAGTCATTACACAGTTTGGGGCGTTGAGCATAGCAGCCGTACTACACGCGTCTACGTCAATATCTGAAATCGTAATATGACCGGTGTTAGTTGAATGCACATATACCAATGGGAGATTTACGGTTGTTGTTGATATGTTTCTAAATATCGGCCTTACGATATTAAGCTGTGTTTCTTGTGAGTTACTTGGTACGTCTATAACGCCACGGGTAATATTATTATCAGCGCCGTCGAAGTGTGGATCTATAATCTTTCCTGAAATAGCGCCCCAATCAATAGCCCCCTTAACGTTGTCATAAAACTTACATGAGATCGACACTATATTTCTTGGCTGCTTTACACTAGATACAAGCAAGCCATATCCAGCATTTCCGCTGAATTTCGTATTGATAAGCAAACCATCTTCAATGCTATACAATGGGTTTGCTGCGTTACTCTCTAGATCTATGCCCGCTTCCGGCGCAGTTCCGTTTGTATTTGAGAAATCACCGCCAAGAAATATAAAATTATTCGCTTCGATTATTGAACAGCCCTGCCTATAGCAATTATCATTTTCTTGATTCTCAATGCTAAAATGACTTGAGTGCGTAGTTTTATCAGATGGCGTGGATGATGCGATATAAATTCCGTCTACAACTGCATTTTTACTCTTACAGTTAGTGAATTTGAAGTAGTGGCAATCACGTATCCATATATTATGAGCTGAAACTTCAGCAGGAGTTCTGTTTGTTCTATTACCATCAACAGTAATTCCGTTAACAGAAAACTGACTGCATCTGGTTAATACGAATAATTCATTTCCACTAACAACAGCAAAACCATTAGCGGCTTTTAATGTTCCGCCTCCTGTAATATTAAAACCTGACTTATCAGTAAATGAAACACTGCCACTAATCAAATACTCTTTATTAAGCACAAAGTCAGTATTGTTAGGCAACGCAGTCGCTGCGGCCTGTAATGCTGCGGTGTCATCTGTTACGCCGTCTCCAATAGCTCCATACTCTTCAGGGTCAATGCTTGCCTCATTATCTTTAATCCATGCTTCTGAACCATCACCGCCAATAGGTATAAATACTTTTCCGCAGTATAATATGCCGCCATCATCTGCATAGGCTCCTGGAGCTGCACCTGTAACACCACGCCAGAGGCTTCCCTTACCATCAGCGCTTTTAATCGCTAAGTTAAGCCCGTCAACTGGTTGTAATAATGCAGCAGCGGCTTTATCTGCAACAGAGTATGCCATTCTGTTTACGTCATTAAGCCATGAAGAATCTATACTTCCTGCGCCATCTACAAAAGTTGTATCAGCCATAATTTACCTATAATGGATTAGTGTAGCCTTTCGACCAGCCTGGGATTGCACATCCTGGAACAGCCTGACCGGGAATGCTATTCGGCTGAGAGCAGTTTACAGTAAACAAACTCTTTCCATCAACCGTTGTAACATTCGTATCCGCATTTGAATCAGGTCGTGACCACGGAACGTTTGAGTTATCTTCCTTCCCGCGAAGGAACTCTTGTGGGTGCCTCGGCTCCCAGCACGAGTCGCAGACCATCCATCCAGTCCACTCCTTCTTTAAATCTGAAGCCTTAAACTTAAAACCGCAGCGGTCGCAAATCGCATTGTAGTCATTTGGTTTGTAGTAGTCAGCCCTTCCCATGACTAATTATTATGATATAACTGGTGGTGCCAAAATACCTGCTGCGCCAACAATTACCCAACCAACCGTATCATCAACATATTGAAGAGTAGCATTATCCTTGGCTGCGACAAATACAATGGTAGAAAATCCAGTTGATGTCGCTGGTGTTAACGTTCCATTGCCACCATCGGTTGTTAAATTAAGTGTAATCATCTGGCCTTCTGCGCCATTCGCTAAAGTTAGTGCTTCTGCACCACCTGTAGTCATAGCAATGTATCGAGCAGTAATTGGTACAGCGAGAGTTCCGCCTGCTTTTGTGGTAGACGACGTAATTCCATTGACTCGCAATGTACCTGCATCAACACCTGAAAAATGTGTATAACTCATATTATTTATTCCTTCGCTTGTCAGCGAGTCAACTTCACTTAGTAGTGAATATATAATTTAGGGGCGCATAACCTGTCGTTTAAAGTATGTAGCTACCCATACTCCCCTATTTGCTAAATTGCTATATAAATCAATAGCTTACTCAGACTGGATTCGACCCAGCTATACCACGGCTATCCGCCCAACCAAAGCTTTCGCGACCTTCAACCTTGAACTTAACGTTCGAGGTATCAAAGTCGTTGTCTGCTTCGATTGAATCCGCTTCGCGCTCGAAGTGAATCATGCCGTCTTCACAGTCTGTAAGCACATACCACATGTTAGGGTCTGTCAGATAGTGATTAACGGTATAACCTTCGGGAATGGTACGGGTTGTTGCAAGTGCGTTCAGATCGTTATCCGCAGTGCCAGTACGAAGAGAGCTATTCAAAATACGCTCTGCTTCAAACTTCTTCTGACGAGGAACAACCAGTTTGCGCAGACTTGCCGCAATCAGTAAGCCACGGTCATCTGTCCAAGCGCCAACATCAATCTCAGTCTGCTCTAATGCCGCCTCTGATAAATCAGCCGCCGTAGATAAGATATTTGAGAATGTGCCGCCAGCCTTGTTAGGATGTGCGTTGCTGAACAAAGTTACGCCATCGCCACCTGTGTATCCAGCCGTATCAGCGCGGTTCAGTACATTAGCTGCAACTGTTTCACGGGTAATACGTTTGGAGCGACCAAGTGCTTTAGCGCGAGCTTCAGCAAGTTCCATATACAGGTTATCGTTGATTGCATTCTTGGTAATAATAAAACCAAGTTTGTAATCAAGATGAGTGAAGCGTGTATAGAAGCCTTGTTGAGCAGTGTCATAAGGTACGGCAGAACCTTCGCCTACAACTGCTGCCATACCAAACCATGATGTACCCATGATTTCTTCGTATGCACGTTTTGATTTACGTGTTTCAAAGATTTCCTTACATTGCTCACCACGTCGATTGTAGCTTGCGCCATACCATTTCTGAACGCCCGGCTCTAAGGCTTTGGCAAAACTGCCAGTGTTAATATTAGCCATGATTAAATACCTACAGCTAAGCCGCTGCGCGCATGATTAGCGAATGTCACTTTCCAGTCAGTCCACGGTTTTGTTGAATCGACAGATGCCAACTCGTTCTCAGGACTTGTGTAAAGGTCTAATAGACGCAAAGGAAGGGTTGCTGTGGTTGCCTTGCTTGTTGAATCAATCTCCATTAACGAATTACCTGTAGAGGTAGATGCGCCTGGATTAATAATATCAACATTGATACCACGGTCTGCAAGGACAAGCGGTGTGGCTACACCATCTTCCTGACCGACCATGATTAAATCAGGGGCGGTACAGACAAGTGCGGTTCCAGCAGTATTCGCAGCCAAGCTACGTGTGCCAGCACCAACTAAAGTAGGCTCACTTGCTGACAACGAATTGTCACCAAACTTACCAGAGGTTGCATTCCAGCCTTCACCTGCTGGTGAAATACCAACAACAAGACCAAATACACCTGAATCAGTTGCACCAGCGGTTAAAACATCGGGATAGCCGTCTGCGGTCATTTCGATTAAATCACCGACACCGACAGCAGCATGTGTAGTATCAAACTGAACCAACTCAACTGAGTTAGACCAAGCTGAACCACTTAGAGTACCAATAGGCGTGAAGCCTCGTGGTCGATCTACGTTGCTCATAGAATTTCTCCTAAAAATTAAAAAGTAGTTGCCCTTAGGCGGTTATCTTCTTTGGAATTTTATTGGAGATCACTATGATGCAAACGCACACCTTCTGATAGATAATCTTCAAACAACTTGCCACTTTCCAAACGTGGCAATGCTTCTTTTATGCTATTAAAACCATTTTAACTGAAAATGTCAATATAAATCAATCTTCTACGCTTTTAGCTAATGAGTTTGTTTTCTCAACATCACCATACCGACCATCTTCAGACTTCAGTTTTCTGAACATAGACTCTTCAGAGGCATCAATGGCTTTAGCGCGAAGCTCTCTATCTTCCTCATGGAATTCCATTGGTTGGCGCATCAGGATAGCCTTTTTACCGGATGTTTTGTCAACGACAACAGAATGTGCTGAACCTGTACCAATCTCATTCCCTGAATTAAACCCAACGGAGTCATCAGTGACAATCTCATATCCGTAGGATTTAAGCTCTTCAATCCGACTTCCTTCGTCATTAACAATACGATAATTGAAGTTCGGATCTTTTTTACCAGCAGTGGTTAGAATCCCACCGCCTGCTGCGCCACCAACTGCATTACGGCGTGGCCGCTTAGCCCTGTTTGAAGGGTCTGGTCGCGCCTGCATTGTTTCTGTAGGCTCTTTAACCTCAGTCGTTGATTCAGTTGTCATTTGTACTTTTGCTGGTCTTCCACGTTTTTTCATTCTTCTATGCCTCGTATGATTTCAGGTATTCTTCCTCGGTTAATTCTGCCGACTCCATTACAAGTCTTGCTACTGCCTGCTGATCCTCAGGTAAATCGGCAAGTGTCTTTTTAGGGATTCGGCTGTTAGCTACCGTTCGATTTCTATTTGATGCCACTCGTGTCTGGCGTTTTTGCTTGCCCATATCAGGAAAGTCTTTTTCAACCTCTTTGACAACATATTTAAACAGGTCATCTGGGTCTGGCAGTAAATTATGCTTTTTATAATAATTCTCAGCATATTCTTTTCCAAGTGAATCAGCAAGTGTTGTCATTGCTCTGTTATTCTCATACCACTCATTGTTTTTTGTAAACTGCTCTTTAGCATCGTCATAAGCTGCAACAATTTCATCTTCAGAGCTAGATTCAACGGTTGAGTTGTCTTCAATCTGCTTATCAATAGCCTTTAGCTTGTTAATATCATCCTTATCAAGCACCTCTTCACCGAGAAGAGCATCTTTTGCTGCTTTCAGCTCAGAAACTAATCTTTCTTTTTCTTCAATCGACTTCTTAGCAATTTTCTTGCTCTGCTCTGCCAATTTCTTAATCTGTACATCCTGTTTCTCAATATCCCCCCGCATTAAGTCCATCTTATGAAACAATGGGGTGCGCTCAAGGAATTCAATAGCTGAAATCTTATGCCCGTACTTATCCTTGCCGTCCTCACGCCAGCCACGTTCAGAAGCCTTTGCAACCGCTTCTTCATCGGTAATCTTGCCCTCAAGAGATATAGGCGCAAAACTATCTAGGGCTTCATCAAGGTCAAACTCAGGTTCATTGGTTAAATCATCTTCGGTAATGACCTTCTCTTGATCTGCGTCAATGTTTTCATCAGCCACATCATCGGCGGCCTCTTCGTTTTGTGACTCTTCAATGCTTTGCCGGATTGCTTCAATATCTACTTCTTCTGACATGCTATTCTCCTATAACCGCTAGTATATTTTCGTCTGACATTAAAAAATAGTCTTGTGGCTTACCATTTATAATATCGTCTTTGTCTTCTATTCTATCAGCGACATGGCGCTTAAAATACACCTTGTCGCCAACATTAGCCCACGGCATACCTGAATCAAACGCCTTCCACGCGTTCTCGCCTACAGCAACCAGCTCACCCCTAACAGATGCTACATGCTCACGTGATAGTTGGTTACTTGTTCCTGCAATAATCCCCATATCACCGTATGTGTCCTCAACGGCATCAGGTTTAATTAAGACATAATGCCCGCACGGTTTTATTGGTAATTCTTTAGTCCTGCTCATCTTCGCTACTTTGCTCATCTTCTACCATCTCCTCTAGGATATAAATTGTTTCAGCGATAGCTTGTGCTTTGCCGATTGCTTCTGAATTTCGTTGTGCTGTTTCTTCTGTGGATTCTCCGGTATATTCACCGTTAACCCACCCGTCTTTTAAGTCTTCAAGTCGTTCAAACAATGTTGCTTTGAAGTATTTTCCTGTCGGTTGGTTTAGCCAGCCCTGCGCCTGTTCTTTCGTAGGCTCTTTAGGCTCCGACTTCTGGCGCTGTATTAGTATTTTGTTCATTCATCATCTCTTTGTTTGTCGTCTGTGGTTGCATCGTCTGTTGTTGTGAATTCTTCATGTTGATGACATTCTGTTTTGCCATCTCACGTAATCCATCAAGCTCTGCGTTATATTGTGCTAATTGTTGCCCGCTCTCCTCTCCCTCTGCTTTAGCAATTGCTAAAATTGCATTTGAAGTCGCCTTTATCTCGTTGTTGATCCACTCGGATTCCTTATTGAGTGTCTCAAGCATAAGTTTTGCATAACCAAGTTTCATCTCGTCATTATGTTTTGTAACTTCAAATGGTGGAGGTGGCTGCTGAACACTCATTATTTCTTCAATGCCAGGCTGCTCTTCTGCCTCTAAAGCGCGTTTCATCGCTATTTGTGGATTGATAAGACCTGTTTGTATCTTCTGAATCAGTGAGTTAGCTTTTGCCATCTTCATCTGACTTGATGTGTAATTTGAGTCTGCTGCTGGAATGATATTAACTGATTTTGCATCATAATCATTACGGAAAATCTTGTCGCCAATCTTCTCTCTTTCGGCAACCGGCACACCATCCAAGATGTTCAGGTAAGATTCAGCATCAAGATTGACTGAATTTAAGTAGTAAAGTCGTTTTATCTCTTTTTTCAGTGATCTATGGCTTCGTTTGTAGATTCCTGAAAATATCCGCTTACCTTCTTCCTGAACAGCTAGTGTCGTAGTGGCTTTCTGATTCTGGCCTGGGTTTTCACCAACCTGTGAGTCAAGAGTAGATGCAATACGTTGAGCCGAGGTCATCATCATACCTAGCAGATTAAACAGGACGCTACTCGGTTTAACTTCGGGAAAGTGAACAATATTTCTCTGTAAATCCTGACCAGAGGTAGGCACAGAGGTATATTGCCCCATCCTGCGTTTTATTTCGCCACCTTTGATCTTGATTCCACGACCCAATAGACCGCCGCCCATGATTCCGAGTGTTCCCGCATCATTTAACTGATTTATTGAGGTGTTTATCTGCTCATTTAACGGACAGAGTAGCTGACCAAGCCCCAAATCCATTACCGAGCCATCAGGATTAGGCATAAAGCCATATTTCACAAAGAATTGCTCTTGTTTTACTTCAAAAACCGTCTCTTGGTCGGCAATAATGTCATCAACAGTATATCCAGCAACGATTTTAAGCGGCTGTCTTGACTTGTACTCAACAGTACAGATATACGGCTCCATCAAGCCATCACCATCCAAATCGTACCAAGTATGCTGCTCTAATAGTAAATAAGGTGTTGAGTCATCAGTTTCTGATGTTTTCTGACTTTCAGGCTTATCTGAATCGTCTTTCTGTGGCTTGCCTAAGTCTGCATCACGATATTGGCCGGATAACATGCCGATTTTAATATCATTTTCAGTGGCATCGAAGAAGTGTGTCTTTCTAAATGATGTTTCGAGTGATTTTGCGTTATTGCACATCACAAACTCGTTTGGCGATAGCATCTCGCTGACATTACGACCAAGGCTTTCATCGTAATAGGTCTTTTTGTACATATTCCCCAATAATGGCTGTACAATCAATCCTCTATCGGTTTCTTCCTCCCATTCCTCCATTTCCTCAAGCATCTGATAACTCATGTGCTTAGAAACGCGGATTGCCTGATTCTGCTTTTCACCATCGGTATCAAAACCAACAACACGACCTTTTACAATATCTACGGGCGGGATTAGAGCAGGATACATGCGGGAGTTATACTGAATAATTGCCTCAGTAATAACCGGCATCATAATATTTGAAGCGTTATTCCATGGGAAGGTCTTTTTCTTTGAGTTCTGAAGGGCTAAATCCATAGCCGTTTTCATCTTCTCTTCCCAAGGCTTCCTGTCGTTACGGTCTGTGTCATACCCATCAACAACTTGTGAGCCAATCTTCTGCAACGTCTCTGCATCCAATGACTCCGCAATGTTATCCATTGCGATATACTCAATCAGGTCTTCAATCATTTTATTCTCTTCGGGCGAGGACGCTTAGGCTTCGGAAGAACAATCTTCGGCGTTGGCTTACGTTTTTTCTTTGTTTTTGGCATTCTTCTTTCCCTTGTTAAATATCAGATCATAATTTGACCTGTACTCGTCTGAATTAGGTTTTGACTTAATCTTGTCGCCGGTTATTGAGTTACGTGTTGTCATCCGTACCCCGTTGTTCCTGCTGGAATAATATCATCATCATAGTCTTCAAATGAATGGTCGTCAATATCGTTTTCATTGACAGCATGGCGTAACATCATCAAATTGTATCTGATCGTCGCAATTAAATCATCATCTCGGTCTACAATCTTAACTGTTCCTGTTTGTGTTTTTGTTGTGTGGTAGTTTCTCAACTCCTCCCAAATTTCAGGAAGTGTATTGAAAACACGCAATCTTCTATCAGAAAAACGGGCGTTCATATCAATCAATCCAGGCTCTATCTTAATTCCGCCCTTCCCTTCGCCTTTCTCATCATCAGGATTAGTTGCATGTGTATCAAACATGTTAATGCCAAATCGACGGTACTGCTCTGCAACCGTGCCACCACCAGGAACTGTCTTCTCTCCATCATGTGGATACATCGTTGGTATCCACTGCGGCCTTGATAGCATTCTTGCAGCAATATCAGCAGGCTCATTTGAGAACATCTTTAAGCAATCATAAATATAGGCAATATCACTCTGTTTGTCATAAGCCATCCATGTAACTGCTGTTGGGTGTGATTTCTTGCTAATTCCACCAAAATCTATTGCACAAAGCCTAGACCAGTGATCCGGTATCTCAATCGGATTAATCATTATCTGATCTTGTGGGTAACTAAAGATTAATCCTGAACCTTGTGTCGGGATACCTAGTACACGCATCTCCAGCTCATGGTCTAGCATTCCTTTTAGAGCGTTCCTTACTTTTTCTTCTGTAAGGTGTCCTTTCTGACCCTTCAACCCCTTAACAGTACGAAACTCCAATACTTTTCCTGTTTTCAGAGTTATATCAAAATCATCACCAGAAGCATCCATCCACGTCATGTGATGGTTTGACCAGTTCTCTTCAATAGATATAAGTACAGCAGTCCGGCCATTCTCAGGGGTAAACGTCATATAAATAGACCCGCCCCTATCAACAATACTCCGCGTTGCCTGACCCATAATATCTTCAGGAGGCTCCTCGTCTAGCCACACAACGTCAGAAGCGAAACCCATCCATGATTCCTTCCCCATATCATAAGCAAGAAGCGTTATCTTTGATTCACCATCATATACACCATCCGTATGATGACGCACGTAAATATGATACTTCGCATCAGGAACACCAGGCTTTCTCACCATATTACCAATACAAAATTTAGGTACAAACCCAGTGCCAAGACTTTTCTCATCAGCAGGGTCGCCAAACAACTCCTTCTGAATCAAATCCCTCGTTTTCTCATTATTCTTACCACTTGCTAATCCAAGAATCGGATGAGTATATCGACGACCTTCCCACCAATCAGGATAATTACCCGTCAGATGAATGGCCATCTCAGCAGCGCCACTTAAAGTTTTTCCAGGGCGATTTGCGCTCGTATTATTTCGAAACCTGTCAGTATCGTTGTGAAACTCAACCTGTTTCGGATAAGGACTGTAATACTCAAGCTTGTTAAACTTGATGTACTCAGCCTTCCTTTGCAAAGCATCCCTTAGCTCTTCCCTTGCGCTCATTTCTTCTTAATCTTACGACCACGCCGATTACGCTTCTTCGCCTCAGCAGCCTTCTTCTTCGCAAGATTAACCTTGCGGGCAGCCTCACCAGTCAACGGACGCTTTAACTTATGCATCATCTTCGTCATCCTCTTCATTATCATCACTCTCCTTCATCCCGTCAGGCATGTTCATCTCCTCAACCTCACCAGACATTTCACATCCTTCACATCGCTTAATCTTGCTCTCATCAATCTCTTTCATTATCTTCACCTTGTCTTATTTGTTTCCAGCAGTCTTAGTGTGCTTGTCATCTGAACCAATAGTATCCATCAAATGATTGAAATCCATCAACAACAAAGCAGCATCACCAGCATAAGTATCGCTAACATTAGTAGCGTCCCTGAATATCCTTGCCAACATAGCTGTTAAACCTAAAAGCACTTCCATCTATATCTTGAAAATTAGAGATAAAAAATTGCTTTGCAGTACTGTTGGTCGAAGCCGTCATAGAAAAAAACGCTGTATTACCAACAACATCTCCATCACCAACAACCAAAAGCTCAAGACCCCAAACAACATCACCAGCACCAGCAGTCATAGGCATCCAATGAATATGCGGCGAAACATCTGTCCCCTCTTTATACGAAAATGGAGCCTGAACCACAAATAACAACTCCTCCTCAATAGCTGGATCAAAAGCATAAGCGCCAACACCCGTACTACCAGCACCATCATCCGCTATCTGTACATAATCAGGCGCAATAGCACCACCACCATTAACCCCAGTCGTAGGAACTGAAACATTATTGTAGACAACACCAGTAAATCCAATATCTGTGAAATGCGTTCTGCTCATAAATTAACTCCGAGTATTAGATTGTTCTTATAAAGCTAAATTCTCAAAAAATGTAGGGGGTACATATCTACATCATCATGCCGAACCGAATGTTTCCCCCTCGCGTCACCTATAACATCAGATTTGTTTAATTATACGCTGTTCCCACCTATCATACATCGGACACAGCGCCAGTCACAGCACTAACTATGCAGATCAATAGCACGGGCAGGATAAGCGGAGGGAAGGCGATACAGGCGGCTATGACGAGTATCCAGGCTATCAGGGGTTTCATGTGCGTAGCTCCTTAAGTGATGCGGTTTATGTTAGTTCTATTCGCTCGCCGTCTTCAGTGATTATATACGCACTGTCTATACCGGCGTCATTGCTTGAGAATACCCGGGTCTCATAGATATGAGATGACTCTTGCCGTAGCTTCTGAGGTATATACTTTACGTATGAATACGATGACGGGTCTACCAGGTATGCGCCACGCCCTATTGACTTGATAAGACCTGATTCGCATATCCTGCGTAAATATTGATTAGCCAGGTTTAGCATGTTCTTTGACTCGCACCCTATAGACTTCATTATCATTATCTTGTCGTGCGGGGCTAGTATAACTAGCGTCTGCTTCGTGTCGCTGTCGTACTCGATCATTGATAGCAGGTGCGCAAGGAACATAGTCTGCTTATTAGCGATCTGGCTTAACTTGGCTATATGTTCGTATGAGCACATGAATGGTTTTCTGCTCATACGGTCATTATATCAAATGTAACGGTTAGTTACTATTTTGTTGTAGATAATAAGCCTGTATGTAGAATCGCATCTGTATAGCTTATTGATCGTTAGCTATACATTTGAGCTACCCCTTAGAATCATGTACTTACAGAAGTTTACAATACTATATAGATACTGCCGGGTTGACCAACAACCGGCACATGTTTTTCCTTCGCTTGTTACCCGTACGTGGCACATATTAACTAAGTAGCTGATTTAATTGAATATGATGATTATGCTACCTCAGATGCTTAGTGTGCAAGGATATGATGATTGCCTAGCTATGGGCGGTGCAGAGCCTATTGTGTGGGTGTGTGGGAGGAAGTGATATGTATTCTGATATATTTGCTACTGTCTTGAATAGACTACAAACAAGCTACAGGCCGCATTCTTAGTGCCTATTGGTTAATCAATGAATAATGTACAAAGCGCGCTATCAATATGTTTAGCTGTATTGCTATGGGTTATAAATGGTTGCTGTAGCAGTATTCGTGGCTTACTACAGATGGAAGTAATTATTTATGCACTAGGTTGTGTTGCGCTTTAATAGTGGATAGAGATATTTACGGTATATTGGTAGTCCTGCTAACAATCCTTTGTTGTATTCCTTGTTACCGCGTTCTGTCAGGGTCTGGCGCTGTTTGGCCTGCTCTATGTCGTGGAGTTGCTTTCTTATTGAGTAGTTCAATGGAGTTCTTTGCCTTCAGCATGGTTAATCTCGTCCTGGAGTCTTTGTATATCACCATCTCAATGTCGTCAATGGTCTGTACTTTCTTCACTGATACGTTGGGGAATAGGTCTTTTGTTAGGGTTGTAGCAACTTGGGCTTTGACTGATTCGCTTTCCGCTTCTTCGCATAGCTTCATAAGAGTGGTCAGCCCCATCCTGCGCGCATCCTTTGCTTTCTTTAGCAATTCAGCATCTATCTGATCTCTTAGCCTTTCGTGCATCTCATAGGCGCGCTGACGGGTTGCGGTAAGTTGTTCTGTCAATTCTGCCGACTCAATAGCGTATCTCATCAGGTCTATTTTCTTTGCGAAGGGGTATTCTAGCGCGGAATCTATGTAGTGCTGATCTAATGCGCCAGTCTTTATCCGATAACCACTATCTGCCATGCAGTCTTGGCCTTTTGGCTTGCTTTTGTCGATCTTTGCTTTTGTCACGTTCGGCAACCTTTGCGGGCTTATTAAATACCTGTGATTTATTTTACCACATAAGTTATTGATTACAAACAATCTGGTTAATTAGTTTGGTTATATTGATGGATTCTTGTTGATACTTTGTGCAGTTATTGTTATTGTTTAGTCATAGTCAATCACGGCTTAATTAAGAGAGGTTAGATAGATGTTTAAATCAAGATCAACCCAGCAGCATGAACAGGCAATGGCTTTGGTTGGCATGGTCGGCTCAATTGCATCAGCTACAGCAGGAATGAAAGGGCGGGGAGCTGAAAGAATGGAAGCTATGGCACAAGTTGTCGCGGCGCTTGGATTTGATTCAGCGTCGATAAAATCAGTTGAAATAAGCTGGCAGATATTTGACGGCGAATATTGCCCAACACTGAAAATGGAATCAACCGGCAACAATATAAAAGAAATAGTCCAAATTGAAAGAACGGCGGAGACTAGCCATGCTTAATTTCAAGGTATATGCAAAAAACATGTTCGTCGGGTATCTGTCCGTAGTGCCAGGCTTCTCCCACAACTTTATCAGCCGTAGTAATCAGGTGGTTTGTCATCGCTATCCTATTGGTAAGGTTGCGGGTTATAAACAACTTAGATTAGAGAGGGTTTAACAATGAAATTTACCAAACAAATAAGACTAGGCGAAGAATTCTGGTTCTCTGGAATATACAAGATTTCCTGCTACACATGGTTTCGAGGCTATGACTGCGATCAATATTATCATGTGTACCTTATTCAGCCCGGCTGTAAAAATTGGGGTGATTATGTAGGCGGTAAGGCTGCTCAATATGACAAAAAACTAACCTTTGATAAATGTGTTTCGCTATGTGAGAAGCATGCCAATGATTACGATCCACTGCCAAGTCAAATAAAACAAGCGTCTATCGCTCAGCAAACATGGTGCGACTAACCGCCACGGATGGCTTTAACCTTATAGGGTGACTTATGACAGCTGAAAAACTCATAGTACACGAATCAGATCATCACTGGATTCGGTCTGTAACAAAAGGAAAGGGTAGTAATTACTCAGGATTTGAGGTTTATCACATCGGTATTACACATTCTACACGGTGCGCTCAAATAGGATTCACAAGCAAAATCGGTCTTGATAAAGCAATAAAGGAGGTTGCTAAAAGAGAGTCAGCGATGTAAAAGAGCAGTAAAACCAATAACTTATTATACCACAAGAGGTGATATATGAACATCAAACAACTCAACGAAGCTATAGCACGCTGCAATCCATACGAGCAAAAAGACAAGCTCCGCCACCTGCACAAGCAGAAGCGTCAGCTAATCAGATCAATCAATCAGTCGGTGGTCGATGTGACTACAGGGAATTTACCGGCTATGTTACAGAAGCAGTCGGGGCTTTAGGATGACTTACAAAGTATCTAAATGCTCAATATGCGACAAGCCTGTCACAGGGTATAAGTTTGCGCGAAACTCAGATGAATTACGCCAGATCAAACGTGACTACAAGCTAACGTCGAAAGATGTTGCGAAGCTGCTTTACTGTGAAGAGGTCACGGTTATATCCTGGCTCCGTAATCCTGAATCTGAATCCAGTCGTAATATGCCAGATGGAAAGCTGAAGCATCTTAAACTGGCTTTGCGCGGTAGAAAGAAGGTGAAATTATGTTAGCCAATAAAGTAAAGCTACAAGTCGAGCATAATCCTGAATATGATCCACACGAAAGTCACATGCTTCCATTAATTACGCATTCACTGCCTTTCTATAAATCAGACCAGAGTGGTAAATACTTCCATCGTGTTCGCTCTGCAAATAATCATGCGCTATTTAAAAAATACTCGCATACGTCAGTTAGGTTCTGGTGCGGAAATAGCGGGTTTATTAGCAACGGGAAAGGTAGATTATACCAGAAAATACCCGATGGGGGCGTGTTGTGCGCTGTTTGCGAAGGAAAGGCTATTGGCGCTGGCGAGGATGGCTCAAGGCTGATAAATGGCAGAAGCGTGATGTATTCACCTAGAAAGTAGTCTTTGCCTGTAGGTGGCTTTGCTGCCTATGGGCTTATCTGCGCGTTTTACCTGCCTACCCACCTGTGATATGTCTATTTGGACACATCCAGCAGCTAGACCGTGGCGGCGTTGGCAGTCCGTAATCTTCAACTTTCTTAATTGCATCAGCCCTTGTCATCCTTTTGTTTATCAATGGATAAACGTCCTGCCATTTTCCTGCTTCTTGCTTACAGCGATGCATTTCATCTATTGTGAACCCTATCCACGTATTCCATTGTTCTTTTGGAAATGCATCATTGGCATAGCGGCGAATAACGGCTCTCTTCCACTCACTTGAGCAGTATAATTTTAACTTGCTCATTTCGCCCGAAAAGGCAGTGAACGCAGGGATTAGCAAGGTGTCTTTGTCTTTCCCGCCGTACAGCCCGACCTTTGAGTACTCACTAGCTTTCACTCTGACCAACTCAACACCTTTTTCCATTAACGTGGGGTAGATATATTCGTCCATGTACTTCCATGTGCTAGAAGCTTCATAGCCAGTATCAGCAATTAAACACAAGTCGGGCTTTGGTAGTTCACCATTTGCAATCATCACGGCAATACAACAACTTTGCGTGCCGCCGCCACTTGACCATAGTTGTTTTCTTTCCATCTCTACCTCCAATTATAGCATTTTATAACCTTACGTTACACCCGACACGGTTAGGCTGTGCGGGTGAAGTTGGTATTAGTTGGCATAATTATTATCAAATAAAAATGGATAATCTTTTACGGCCCGATCTGAGGGTTCTTTCTTTCCATCAGGATTACAATGCTGGCACGGCAACGCATCTACTGGCCTTCCTCCGCAACCACATTCAAAACCGCTGCAGCAGCCTAACACCTCATAGTGATAGTCATTGCAAAGTTTGCAACTAACAATACGCTCAACCTGTTTCGTCTCTGCACCGCTCGTTCCGCTCACTACTTTACTCATCTCAAATTACCTCAATGCGTTGTACCAAACTCCGCGCCAAAGGGTCACGAATCACCCTTTCTTTCTTCGTCAATATCCGCACCGCCTTTGCTGCCTCTGTTATCTCACAGCGATCTAATCCGACAACCTGGCGAAGCGTTATCCTTGCGCCGAGCTGCTTTAGCTTATAATACCGCCTAATTGCATAGTCTGTCTTGCCGGTTATGTTCGTCCAGCCAGTAACTCCGTGGGTTATTAGTTCGCCGTTGTCGTCTTTTGTGGTGATGGATATTGGCGTTCTGCTCATTTGCTTCTCCTGTTTGCATATTTTATCGCCTTATGCGTCATAAAGTTTTGGAATTCAGGCACGTTTCCGCCAGCTACTTTCTGCATGGCGTTCGGCCATACGCCCAGATAATCACGATAGGCATTTGAGGCCCAGCCGGTTTTGTATCCCTTCTTTTGAGCGTATCCGAGTGCGGCTGAATAAAATGCTTGCTTTTCTGATTTACTCATAGTCTTGTTTCTTTTCTGCAAGGCGGATTGTTTTATTTTCACAAGTTCACCTTTAACCTGTTCTACCCCATGCTGAACTGTTGGCACAAACCCACATGCCGGACATTTAAACTCGCTATGCAAACAAGTGCATTGCTGGCATGGCTTTGGTGATTTAAGTTCTTTCTCTTTTTCTTCTTTCTTTTTCTGTAGTTTGTCCTTGCTATCATCGTTAAATTCATCTGGCATTTCATCATCTGGAAATCCTAAACGGGATATATTTCCAGAGTGATCTAATATCAACGCATCACGACCACATGGCGATATACGAAGCACACGGCCTAAAATCTGCACATGAAGCATCAGGCTTTTTGTCGGTCTAGCTATAATTAAACAGGTAGCAGATGGGCAATCAAACCCTTTCGTTAATACTCCAACCGATGAAATGATGTTTATTTTACCCTTTTTGAAATCGCCGATAATCTCAGCCCTTTCCTCTTTATCCGTGTACCCATCGATATGTGCAGCGACTACACCACGACTTACAAACTCTTCAACAATGGCTTTTGAGTGGGCGACATTTACACCGAAACAAATAGTCTGCCTGTTCTGTCCTAAATTAAGCCACGTATCAATAACCGAGCCTACAATCTTTTTATTGTTTATCTTTTTATCCAATTCATCAGGCTTATAATCACCTGCTTGCACTTTCACGCCCTTCATGTCTGGCGTATATGGCGCAAACGCCTCATATCTACACAAGTGACCGGCATCCATTAACTGCCCTGCTGTTGCTCCAACTATTAAGTTTGAATACATTTTAGCCATGCCTTTAGCCCACGGCGTGGCCGATAAACCAATAACAGGGATTTCTTTAAACATACCTATCATTTCGTGGTGCGCCTGATATACACAATGCGCCTCGTCAATAATAATTAAAGTTGGTCTCCACTGTGGGTTCGCGTCAATAACATGCCAGCGCCTTGTGATCGTTTGAGCCGTTATTACCTGTATATCTTTTCTGTAATCTGTTTTTTCATGCTGGCCTTGTATAACGCCACAATCCAGCCCGAAGGAATTGAAAACACTGATTGTCTGCTCAACCAATTCCAGGTTATCGCAAACAAACCACATCCTCCCGCCTTTATCAAATGCTGATTTAGCTATGTTCGCAGCAATGATCGTTTTTCCGCTGCCCGTGCAAAGCTGTAATACTTGGTGTTTGTTTCCGCTAATAAACCCGCTTCTTAGTTCTTTTATGGCTGTTGTTTGATAATCACGTAATTCCATTATCTTTTTCCATAAGAAATTTTAAGATTATTAAAAATCTTTCTAGCGACTTCCGTTTCTTTTTCCCACGGTTCAAGTGGCATTGCTGGTCGCTCTGCCGACTGATTCTCATAACTAGCAACCCTATCGTTTATTATCAAAAGCATTACGTGTAAATCTATCTGTAATTCTTTCTGAGCCTGTAGCCTAGTTTTTTTGATTAAATAGGCTTTTTTTTCAGGCATGGATAACGTGTCTTTTTCCTTTAATCCCTCGTCTTCAAGTGCCTGCATTATTGTTCTAAATTCACACCCATGAGAAAAGCACTTTGCTAGAAGCTTCCCATCCTGTGCATTCCATAATTTAAGATTTTTGTCGTTTCCGTTGTGACAAATTGACCTAACCCTGTATCCGTTTCCACTCTTTTTACCACCAAGTATGTTAGATATATTCTCTGCACTCATTTAAATAATCTTTCTGCCTGAAGTTTTTGTTTACTGTAATCGTAATCGTATTAGTTGTTGATAGAACCAAGCCGCATAGGGTTTAGCGTAATGTTAAATCAAGCCTGTGACTAATGAAAAAAATCTATCGTTAATTATAAGTAAATTTTATCGACTATATAAAACAACGACTTATAACTATTAGTCATAAGTAAAACTTATACCTATAGCTTGCTCATAAGTAAATTCTATAAGGATAAATTATCCATAACCTGCAAATCAACGAAAGCAAACAGCAATTGCTATGATGGCGAGCTGTGTTTTCATGTTGCAGTTGCATTTATTCATAAGTCTCCTTCCCATATTTCATGTTTATTTCGCATGGCGGCTAGTATTAGCTTTCCAACAAACTCAACAGCACCATCGTAATTCCCCCACCCATTCTCAGGGTTCATAGCCTCAAGCTTGTCAATATTGTCTTCCATGTGTTCGCGCAATTTACGAAGAACAGGAATAGACTCTTCGCCAGACAGGCCATAGTGTTCTCTTATCCCTTTCTCATAGCAGTCATACCACATATCTGCCACGTTATATGTGTAGTTAAAGCTTTCACTTCCTATGCCCATATCGTAGCTCATCACTCACCCCCCAGTACGCTATCAATGGCTTCATGGGTCTCATGCAGCGTTATCAGTATTCCGCTTGAGCATCCAATATTACCCTTTGCTGATGCTCTCAAGTTGCCGATTGCCGCCTTCAACCTCTGGCGGTCTGATCTGCGTATCAGGGCGATGATTCTCTCTGCTTTTTGTTCACGATATAAACGATATGATTTAGACTCTATTAATTCGACTATTCCCTCTATAAGCTCTTCATATTTCATTGCTTATCTCCTGCTGTTGATTCGATGAAACTACGGAAGGCTTGTTTGATAGTTATGCTGCGTCTAACTACATTTCCTACCATGCCGCACGACTGCCATATACTTACTTCAAAATTAGGCGCGCGTATAAGCTTCTCAACCACCTCTGCTGCCTGATTTAAGTCTTCATACGGATCATATTCACGCGGTATAGGCTCATTAGGAAAAACCACAGATACCATCGCCATGCTGATAGTGACTTCATACCCCATGATGCTTGCACAGTGTTCATTGAATGCCTGTTTATTCATTGTTTCGCCTTTATTGCTCATCTTATTTTCCCTCCATAGTTCTAATGGCTAATTCAATTGACGCGACATCACCGGCAAGCCCC